TGTTTCTGTTGATGCAAGTACTGTAGATGTTTGGGTATATACACCTGCCTGGAGAGAATTTGATTATATAAGAATTGACAGTATTACTGAGCAAACACCAAGCGTAACATTTTATGACGAATCTACTACAACACAACAAACAAGCGACCCTGGTGGAACTTCATTTACTAAAGCAAATGTTTTAAGTAGTAATCGTTTTGTTAATGGCTCTAACAACAGAGTATTAACTGCAGAAAGTGCAGATACCTTTAGAGGAGAATCTAATCTTACTTTTGACGGCAATGATTTGAATGTAAGTGCTAACACAGATAATCACGCAAATATTGGTAGAGCAAAAGTTGGTGCTATGGGACATAGTGATTGGGCAGGTTTTGCACATTATGATACAGGTACTACAACTAGTTATGCCTTATTACAAAGCAGCGTAGGACATACTATTTTAAATGCAGCTAGTGGGCAACATATATCTTTTAGAATCAATAATAATACTGCTGATATGATGAGAATATCAAGCGGTG